CCATACATGTGCATAATCTTCTGGACTTAGTCGGCGTTGGTCACGTTGGCGTTCCGCTTCAAGTACACCGGGAAACCAAGGATTGTCCGTGTAGTTCATTTCAACAACGCAATAGTCTGGTTCGTTTTGATCACCGAAACGTTTGTGTGTCGGGCTTTCAGGGTCTTCAGGATTCCACGTCACCCACAATTCTGACCCGTCCTCGCGCACCGTTGGAATAAGTTTACGCCACGCGACCTCGGAAACATTTTCCGCTTCGTCAATCCAAGCGAGCAAAATTTTAGCGGTCGATTTAATGCTGTCCAGATTGTGACGTAACCCGGTGAACACGTACACAATTCGGCGGCATTTAGAGCGAATGAACCGTTCGCCAATTTCGTAAAATTCATCAAGTACCGGCTCACTGCGGATTGCGTGTGCAATTTCTTGAAACGATGAATCTTGCAAACTGTTCATAAATTCGCGACCGCACAAAATCACGCCGCGTTGTCCTTGCTCGGCAAGACGCCGACCTGTAACCGCAGTCATAAGCGCAAATGTGCGCGTTTTAGCGCTACCTCGCCCACCACGTGCGCCGCGTACACGTGCGGGCGAGGTAAATACCGGAACAAGTTTATCAGGAATTTCAAAAGATGCACGCCTTGTCACTCGTCAGCGTCCGCCCTTACGCCAATCAATTCAACGTGCGTGACAGGCTTTAACGGTTCGCCACCGGGGCCTGAAAGTTCGATATCTTGTTTTTCGCGCCAGCCTAACTGCGTTTTCAGATAAAACAATATCGACGCGGTGTCGCCCGACATGGCTTTCTCAAACAGTTTACCCGTCACTTTGCCGCGCGCTGTAGCTCGCCCTTCGTCAAGGTCCGCAGCGTAATGCTTGTTTAAGGTCGGTTCGCTCACGCCAAGGACAAACGCAATATCGCGCCGTGTCATACCGTAGCCTGAAAGCTCGCGCGCTCTGTTGCGGCTATCTTCAGTTGGTTTATGAGCTTTACGTCCACGCGCCATTGTCAATCCTTTTATAACTCAAAAATTTTAGCGCATCTTGGCGCGCCGTGCAAGTTCGGCATGACAACGCTCAATCATTAACTCTATTTGATCGATGCGCAATGTCTTCAACTGAGCTGAACCAATCGTTCTGCGACCCGGGCGCTTTTTGCAACGTTTCTCCGCTTTCGCGCCAAACTTCCACACGTCGCCGTGACGCGTGTAACCATAAGACCTCATCGCGATTCCGATATCAAGGTCGCCGCGCTTATACCAGACAGGCACGCCAATTAAGTCGGGAAGTGACTTAGCGTCCACGGTATCATTTTCTATTACGTCAATAAGTCGCTCTTTAATCGCCTCGTAAAGATTCGGCTTATCACTCGCCGCTACTTTCAAAATTGCTTGCAGTTCACCGTTCAAAACTAAGCGCTGCGTCATAAGATCATGTTTTTGCATGGTTTTTTGCTCCTTTTAGATACTACGTGTACAAAAACCCTAAAGACTTCCTACGCGTCTTTATACCCCCTGTATATATATGTATATACTCTTATATGTATATTGTATACGTATATATATAATATAATAAATACAACTTGAAAAACAACAACTTAGCGGAAATTTGAAGTTCGTGTTTTGAAAAACGAAGTTTTACAGAATCATTAAAAACGTAACGATTACAAAACCTTAAGCAAAAATTTCGAGTGTGATTTTTCTTATGCTGCGACCAAAAATCAATAACTTAGTAATTATAGTAATTTATAACAACGCTTAAAGTTAATTTATGTAATTTATAGCAATTTATAGCAATTTATAGTAATTTATGTAATTTATAGCAATTTAGCGTTTGACAGGCGTGTCACGACATGCAATAGAGGGTCATCAATAAGGGAGAAACATAAATGACCGCTAAATTCGAAACGATTCGCCGCCAATATGTGCAAGAATTTATACGCGTCGTAGCGCAGCCTGAAATGACCGCTAAACGGATTATGACGACGTGCTCGCTGAACGCCGCGTCCTATTAAAACACGCTTAAAAACAACGTGGCGTCAAGGGGCGGGAGCTTTCCCCTTGACGCCACGGAGCACACTGGGGCACTCTATCCGGCCACAACACGCCGGTAAGGAACATTATGACACAAGATGTAGTACCACCGCAACCCCTTAGACACTATGACCAGTGGATTTGCTGGAACCCCGTATTTCGCGAAAACGGCAAAGTCGATAAAGTCCCGGCGTTCGGCGCGAGCGTAACAGACCCTTTATGTTGGTTAAATTATGAAAACGCTGCTGCAACTAAAGGACAAAATTTAGGGTTTGTTTTTACGCAGGACGACCCGTTTGTTTTTATCGATATTGACAATTGTGCAACGTCAAACAACGGTTGGAATGATGACGCCGCTCACGCTTACACGGCGTTGCCCGGTGCGACATGGGAGCGCAGCCAAAGCGGAACCGGTTTGCATGCTGTTTTATATGCGCCGGACGCGCACCGCACTTTAGCGCATAAGCGCAACCGCTTCACGTTACCGGGCGGGACTAAAGCGGAAATGTACACTCACGCGCGGTTCATGGCGCTGGGCGGTGACTCTTGGTTCGGCACGCTTGACATGACCACTGACGCAACGCAAGCGCTGCTAGCATGGCTTCCTGATAGAGAAACGTCTAACGTTGCAACGCACGACGCGCCGTTAACAGACGGGCCGCGTGCTGGATATAACGGCCCTACCGATGACGACGCTTTAATTTCCAAGGCGCGTAAAGCCGCCGGATCAGCGGCAACGGCGTTTGGCGAACGCGCTACGTTTGAACAATTGTGGACGGCGGACGCGCAAGCTCTTGGGACGTATTTTCCAAGTGATAGTGACGCGCCGTTTGATCATAGCGCGGCGGACGCTGCCCTTATGTCTGCGCTGGCTTGGTGGACTGGCTGCGATGAAACGCGCATGGAGCGGCTTTTCACGCTTTCAGCGCTTGGCGCGCGCGATAAATGGAAAGAGCGCGCCGATTACCGAACGTCAACAATCCGCCGCGTTACGCCGCCTGATCGAAAGTATACAGGACATGAGCGTAAAGCGAGCGAACCGAAAACACCGCCGCCTGACGACCCAGATTTATGGGTACCGCATGTTGATGTAATTGATAAAAACAATCCGTTAGCAATGTGTCACGTTGCGCACCATGATTTAGGGGCTGATATTCGGTGGTGTGAGTTTCGCCTTGCTCAAATCGTAAACGGCGAAAAGATGACCGATGCGCGCGCTATCCAGTTGTGGATTGAGGGCTGCGCGAAAGCTCAAGCGCAATTCGGAAAAGACAAGTTTATGGATGCGATGTTTTACATGGCGTCACGTCGCCCTATGCATCCGGTGCGCGACTATTTAGCAACATGTCAAAACGTCTGGGACGGGGTGGCGCGCCTTGACACTTGGTTGATTGATTATGCTAAAGCGCCAGACACGCCTTATGTTCGCGGCGTTTCCGCAAAGACATTAATTGCAGCGGTGCGCCGGGTACGTAAGCCGGGTCACAAGCACGATGAAATGCTTGTTTTGGAAGGTGAGCAAGGGCTTGGCAAATCGACTTTGTTTGAAACATTGTGCCCAGACCCTTCATGGTTTAGCGACAACGTTACGCTCTCTATGGATACCAAAGAAATGATGGAAGCAACGTTAGGGCGTTGGTTTGTTGAAGCGCCTGAACTTTCCAAACTTAACGGAGCAGAAATCGAACACGTTAAAGCGTTGCTTAGTCGTAAAGTTGACTCCGCGCGTCTTGCTTATGGGCGACACACAACTGACGCACCGCGTCAATTTGTCATTGTCGGCACAACTAACGCCGAGGAATACTTGTTAGACCAGACTGGGAACCGTCGGTTCTGGCCTGTACGAGTCGCCCGCGTAGACCTTCAAGGCCTCACCGAAGCGCGCGACCAGATATGGGCTGAAGCGGCATACCGCGAGGCGGCGGGCGAGTCGAACATGTTACCAGAATCGCTATGGAATGCAGCGGCACAAGAGCAAGCGCAACGAATGCACGCCAACCCGTACACTGCGGCGCTTATGCAACAACTAGGCGAAAAAACTGGTACGGTGAGTATGACGCACCTGTGCGAAGTGTTAGGCTTGCGAGTACGAGAGAGACGCGCCGCATATCGTGATATACGTGCCGCCATGGACGCGCTAGGATGGCGTTACGACCGCGCAACACGGGACTTTATACGCGGCGGTGCGGCACGGCGCATTGTGTGTCGGGGCGGGACTTTAATGGATGAAACACCTCAGTTGGGAGCAGTGAAATAATGAGTAAGGTTGATATATATCCCGGCGATAACCGCGAATGGTTGCGCGCTTTCGCAGCAAGCGGCACGCGGTTTGACAGTGTTGTGACGGACCCGCCTTACGGTCTCGTTAGCGCCAAAAATACAAAGACGGATGGTGCATTTGCTAGCGCGTCACGCGGTTTCTTGCGCAAGGAATGGGACGGTTCGATGATCGAGCGCGACCCTGAGTTCTGGCAACTGGTTCTAGACGTTATGAAGCCGGGAGCGTATTGCTTTGCGTTTAGCGGAACGCGCACGGTCCATTGGCAAATGGTCGCAATGGAGCAAGCCGGGTTTGTCATTCACCCGCTACACATTTGGATGTTTGGTAGCGGTTTTCCTAAAGGGCACGCGGCGGACAAGGCTATTGACCGCGAGTTGGGTGCATTAGATCGGCGTGAGGTTACAGGACGCGGTGAAGCCGGTATATTGAACGGGTCCTGTGAATTTGCGACCACCGCAGGATTTAAAGCCGTTTACGACATAACTGCACCGGCAACACCAGAAGCCGAACAATGGAAAGGTTGGGCTTACAATACGCAAGCGCAAAAACCCGCCTTGGAACCCATTGTACTTGCGCAAAAGCCGTTCAGTGAAAAGAACGGCGCAACAAATATTTTAAAGCACGGCGTTGGCGCGGTTAATATTGACGGTTGTCGGGTTCCAAGTGATACTTATACGGCGAACCTCGCAGGGCGTTACCCCGCAAACCTGATGCACGACGGTTCGGACCCGGTGCGCGCGTTGTTTCCTAACGACTCCGATCAATACTTTCACGCCTTTTACCACCGAAAAGCGAACAAAGCGGATCGCGCCGGATCAAAACACCCAACAGTCAAACCCATTGCGTTAATGCAGTACTTAATTCGTCACGTCACGCCGCCCGGCGGTACGGTTTTGGACCCTTTCGCGGGGTCTGGCACGACTGGCGAAGCCGCGAAACTTGAAGGTGTTAATTGCACGTTGCTTGAACGTGAAGCGGAATATTTGGAGTTTCTGTATAAAAGGTTTGCGGGATGACCCACGTGTTCACGGGAGTTTTGACGTTTGCCGCGTCGTTTGTCTTTATCTTTTTAAAAGCGTTTCAGCAGCGCAATGTCGCGCACGCTCATTTACAGTGGATTGTGCCGACAAGTTGGGCGATGGCGCTTGTCGAAGTTTATGTCATTGCTAATGTCGCGACGGTAGGCTTTTCGTTTAGCCTTGCGCTTATTATTGGAACAGGTTCAGGATTTGGCGCACTACTCGCCGTTATCGTACACAGGAGATATGTAAAATGAAAACTGCACATGACTTTGTATTACAAGCCGCCGAGTATGTAGGTGGCGACCGCGCCAGAACCCACGGCGATAAAGGGCGCAACTTTCACACCACGGCGATTCTTTGGAACGCTTACTTGGCGGCGCGGCGCATGACGGGCAAGCCTGACGATTTAGATGGTGTAGATTTTGCGCAAATGATGGTGTTAGCAAAAATGAGCCGCGTTTTAACCGGTGAGTATAATCCCGATGATTTTGTCGATCAGGCTGGTTATTCAGGCTGTGCAGGTGAAGTCGCCACGCAAATGCACTTAGCGCAAGAGTGGGCGCAGGCTGAGAGTAACAGAACATGAAAAGTTTAATTGAAAAGAACGCCGAATTGTTTGAGGAAGTGCATCGCTTGCGTACCCTATTGCGTGAAGCAACGGGTAAGGAATATCCGCGTGAATGGAAGTTGACCCCTTTAGAACGCGAGGTATTGTCGTTTATGGAATCGCGTCAAAACCGCGTATTTACATATGATGATTTTTACACAATGGTTTACGCTAACCGAACCGAACGAGAGTTACCGGAAGATTCTAACGGCGTGTTAAAAGTCGTCATATGTAAGTTACGCCGCAAGTTACCTGCGGCGTATCACATTATAACTCATCATCGCGAGGGTTATTCGCTGGAAGTAGATTCTAATTCCATCCACGCGAGTGCGCGCTGATCATTACGGCGGCGCGCCTCAGCGTGCGTAAACTCAACAAGCTGAGACACGCCGCCGGGAATATACACATAGGCTGTTTGATGACTCAAACGTGCGCGTTCCGCAGTCTTGCGCATTTGAATGTTTTGTGTCCCGCCTTCGCGTAACAACGCAAGCGCAGCGTTAACTAATCGTTCTGAGTTATCGGACATTGATTTCCCTTTTCAATAAGATTTTCTAATTCGTATGTAGAGCGAACAAAACCGGCCACGCCACCACGTGCCCGGACAAGTTCAATGAATTTGCGTTGTTCAGCTTCGCGTCTGGTCATGCTTATTCCACGCCAAGACTCGCGTTTGCATTCAACTGCAAAAAACGTCCCGTCTCTCAGCATTCCGATAAGGTCTGAACCGCCGTTGCCGCCAAGTCCGTAACGCACAAGACGCCCAGAAACGTCTTGTGCCGCGCCAATATTGTTACGCCATAAAGTCACACCAAATCGCGGCGCGGTAAGCAAACACTGCTGCTGAACGTAAGCTTCGCTGCGGTCAGTCATTGTGGTGCAACAATTCCGCCGAAACTTTTACACATGCTGCAAACTCCTTTAACTGTTTGCCGCACTTTGCCACCGCGTGACGTAACTGTCAACACGCGCACGCAAAACGTCCATATCTTTACGTTTTAACGCGAGGGCCTCGGGGACGCTAAGCCCAAAAGCGTAAAAGAAACGTCTATAAAGTTGTGAGTCGTCACCTCCACGTGTCCGACCCCAACCCGCCCAAATCGCAATGCTTTCGCGCAATTCGTTTTGCGCTTCGATTCGTTCGCGTTGACGCGCTTTAGCACCCGCCGCAGCCGCAACGCCGCCCGCCATACCCGCACGCTGCGCTACCACGTCGGGCGCTTCAAGTTGCGTTGCGGCACGTAAACGGTCCAATGTCTCACGGTCTAAAAGCGTTAAATCACCGTCTACTTGTTCCGGTGCGCTGCGTCCCGATGGTTCCGGCTCATGCCCACAATAAGGGCAAGCTTTATGAATACGTTCATAAGCGTGCAGACATTCGGTACAGTGCGTAACCGGAACAAGGTCCGGGTCTGGTTTGTTGCGACTTTTGCGCTCTTGGTCATCTAACGTCCAGATGCGCGGTGCGTCGGGCAAACCGTGGCGCTTAACGTTGGACACGTGATCAATAATCAACGCCC